AGCTAGGGTGGTTTGACAATCTGATAAGCTGTTCCATCTCAGATAACTCGTTGTAAATAGACTGTTGCAATAATGCAACATCTGTTAGATCACTAATTCCTACACCAAGTCTAGGCGATCTTTTGTTATACAAGCAAATAGCTGGTATTTTACCGATCTGATTTGGTTTTACCTCAAGTGTTTTTGGCTTTCCTCGATCTGGTACAAACACATATGAAATTTCATTTGGTGTCCACATTCTGTAGTACGACCCATCTGAAGTAACTTCTTCTCGCACCTTTATGTAATCAAGTATATATCGACCACTTGCGGCTCTTACATAGTTCCAGTCCATTACATTATCTGGAGTTATCATAGTCAGATATGGTCTAATATCTTGACTAAGTTCCTCTGCTCTTGTCTGTGCATTGCTTTCAGGTTTATCTACAAATATCCAAACATTGCCATATACACTTGAATAAGTCTGTGCATTCTTCATAAACGCATTGAAGTTTTGTCCGTCTAAGTCTGTATCATTTAAGAATGATTCTAAACTAGGATCATCTTGTAAAGAGCCATATTCTCTCGTTGGTGGCACTCTGAATAAGAAACTAGAGTAAATACTAATTATATTTCTGCAATGGTTGTCTATGGGTGTATAATTTATTCTGTTTTGATATTCTATATCAAGTTCCATTGCATATTCATGTAAGAAACTACCTGATCTATATTCTTCTCCACCAAGATATGATCTTAAGTAAAAGTTCCATCTATGGATCATGAGATCATAGTTTTCGTGTTTGTTTTCCAAAAATTCTTTGTCTCGAATTAATGAATCTATATTTTGACTAATTGAGTACATTATTTAACGCTCCATCTCTGAGGTAATTGTTTTGTGTATTGTTTTCTTATAGGGAACAAATAATCTACCGCATAGCCAATGGCATCGTTCATATGGTCAAATCCGCTATCCTTATCAGGTTGCGTAGTTCCCTCTTTGTAAAGGTGTCTTTCCAAGCCTCTAATTATGTTCTTACACTTAGGATCAATGAACATCATTCTTTGCTCGTTTGTATTCTTTAATCTGGAGTTTACAGCATTTATCCGATCCCTGATCTGTGGGTGAACATTCTTTACTCGGACTGTAAATCCAGCATTTTGCAATATATTTAGGTCAGTCCTACCACCAGCAGAAGTCTTGCGTTGTTTACTAGCTGGGTCAGGATAGACAATAATTGATCTGTTAGGGTATCTTGATTTGATTTCTTTGACCAATTCATCTGTGTTTGACGAGTATATTACGACCTCATCAATAAAATTTATAATATTGTTCTGTAACTGAAATATAGCCGCAGACATTGGGTCTATGTTAAAGTCCATGCCTATATGTATTGCGGTATTGTTATCTTTCAAACTCCTTACATTCTCGTCTCGATCAAAGTTGTAATAGATAGCTCCAGCATAAGTCTCAAATGTTGCCAGATATTCTTGTCTGAATGTCCGTTCATCAAGATCATTCTTTGCTGAGTTTATCTCATCTTGATCTACTTGACCGCCATCGAGAGTTGTAAACTGAAAGCTCGTCCAGTCTTTGTCCTCTTTGCCTTTACAAAAAATATCATAAAACCAGTTGCCATATCCTCTTGGAGTGCCGCAGAATAAAGCATCACCTTTGACACTACGATCAGAAAGTGTTGGTCTCAGTACACTATACCAAGCCTCTGAGGGTACATCAGCCGCCTCATCAATACACAGAAAATCCAATCCAACACCTCTCAAGGCTTGAGAAGATCGATCTGCTCCTCTGAGTGATATTTCTGAGTTATTGTGCAGTCTTATTGTAAGGTCTGTTTCGTTTATGTAACTAATCAATTCGTTTTCTAAGGCTACCTCTTTCAGTTTAGCCCAACATATTTGTCTAGCTTGTCTATAAGTAGGAGCAACATACCAGACTTTCTGCTTTGACTCCTGACAAGCATACTTCAATAACTCGCCAATCGCTAAGTGTGTTTTACCAAATCTCCGACCAGTTACTAAAACTCTGTTTCTAACTTTGCTTTGGGCTACTTGTTTCTGTGTTGCTGTTAAGGGCATCTATCTTTACTTGTATGGTTACTTTCCGACCAGCATAATCACTATTAAAATAAAATTCTTTCTTTTCCTCTGGTTTCAGCTCATTGACCTTCTGATTGAGCCATTGCATAATCTTTGAACTATCATTCACAATTTAAAACCTTTTTTCCATGCTTGTAAGCTCCAGTAAGCCGGTGATAATGTCTTTTGTCCTTTTACCTTATCTAACACAGCACCCATTCTCGCATTAAATGATCTCCTCCTAGCTGGGTCGTTCCTACCAATGCTCATGCCTTTTTGCCCAAAGTTTATCTTCTTTACATTGCCTGTTTTCTTGTCTCTTACAAAAACCTTAAACTTCTTCACATCTCCACGACTGGGTTTATTAAGTTTTACTTCTCGTCCTCTGTATTTAGCCATATGTGAAGTTTATTACCTTTTCATTATTTTCATTGATTGTCATATCTTTTTTAGCCCACCTATCAGGGAATCTTCTCTCTAAAAGCCATGCTTTTGATTGCCAAGATTTGTCTTTCATTATGAAATCCAAACAATACATCTGACATTCCGACTGAGCCTTTTTTATATCCTGTAAAAACTGCACAAATTTTTTTCTTTCTTCTTCGTCTTTGATCTCATCTGTGTCCTTATTCAGCCAGTTGTAATAAGTTTTCTCTGATATTCCAGCATATTCACAGGCATCAACAATAGTTAGACCTTTTTCGATAGCAGAAATCAATCTATGTTGTATGTCATCTTGTAATTTTGTTTTTCTTCCCATTTTAACCTCTTGTTTGAGTAAACCCTGATAATACAGTTTAATTTAAGTTTTGAAGTTTCCACCTCACATAATCTGGATTGTTCTTTTCAATCTCGGTATAGTGTGTAGCCATACCATTTACAATATCTTCCTCTTTTTTGTCGTCCATTTGCCTCAGGTAAAATATCGCATGGAGAAGCTCGTGCTTGACTAAATCGACCGCAATTGTACCGCCTCTCTCAATAATTGTCTCATCAACATATATCTTCATCTCTCTTGAATGAAAGCTACCTTGCTGTTCAGCCAACTCATATGATATATGGTTATTAATTTGTATTATTTGAATACGATAATGAGATAAATTTACAAACTCTGGTAGTTCAACTTTTTTCTTCATTACACTTGCCGCAATATTTGCGAGTTATCTTTTTGTACCCAAATAAAGGTATCTTACAAACAATACAAATACCTTGCTTGAATAAATCACCAACTTTTATCATACTTCGTCTAGTCTCCTGTTTTCACAATAAAAAGTCCATGTTTTTAGCGATTGACCCTCATATGTGCCTTTTTCTTCAGCTAATTCCATAATCATTTCAAGTTTATTCCAAAAAACAAAATCTAAACACTCTCGTTTAGTGTCAAAAGATTTTAGCAAGTAGTCAGTATATATCGGTCTATCAATATCATGATACCACAACATGGCTGTTATGACCCAAATCATTTGCGTTTTCTTTTACGCAAATCTAAATCGTGTTTCCTACTTCCTCTTAAAAAACTATTGACTCGACCCATCGCCCAAGCCGCCATCGGTACTCTCCTTGATCCAGCACTTAAGAAAGCTCCTTGTCCTCTACGATAAACTTTAGCAAGTGTGCCATATGTGTATCTTTTTGATGCTTTGGCTTTTCTTCGCAATGTTGCTTTTGTAGCTTCTGATAAAGGTTTTCTTTTTACAGCCATTATGCTCTTGTCCTAGCTCTGAGTAATCCTCTTGGTATTCTTCTCCCTGATTTATAGAGACTTGCAACTCTTTTGATTAAATTAGCTCGTCTTGATCTTTTTGCTCCTCTGAGACCAGATAAATATTTTTTAGGTACTCCAGTTTTTTTATCTTTTGGTACTTTTCTGCGTTTTTTAGCCATTATTTGCCTACTTTTCTCTGTGCTGATATGTGAGCTTGTCTAAAAGTACGACCCTTTTTCATGTCTCTTGCCATTGCTCTCATGTGTTTTAGGCTATGGTGTCTAGCATGACTTCTCATTGTCTTTTGTTGTCTCGGTTTGAGATCCTTTATAATATTCTTGATAGACGCAACCTTAACCATTACTTTCTCTTATTCTTCTTTTTCTTTTTTTTCTTTTTACCCATGTGATATGGCATGAAAAACTCCCAAAAATTAAAAATTATTTGATGTACAATTACACGAATGGTAATTATATCAACTTTTACTCTTTACTGATTACAATGTCAATAAATTTGATCTAAAAATTTTTTAAAATCATCAATTGCATTTCTGAATTTATTACCAGCTACTTGCCTATTCATTTGAAATTTCATTGCTAGTTCTTTAATTGTAAAATCCATAACGCATACATAATACAATATTTCACAATAATAATCACCTAACCAATTGTTTGCTCTGCTTAATTTGTATATAGCCTCAACTCTATCAACAGCCATATCTGACCAACCAGTTGTATCTCCTATTTTATGAAAATTAGATGTATAACTACCAATACGAGATTTTTCCCATAACCTTCTATATTTTAATGCAGTATGATATTGAACATTGTTCAAAACTTTTTTTGACCGGAGAATATCTAATGAGCTTTCAGCTACATTGATCATAACTATTCGCCCTTGTCCTCTAGCCTTTTCCTTCTTTGTGCCAATAAACTTAGGTTTTATTTTTCTACGATCTTCTGCTTTTATTGCTTCCATAAAAGCAATGTACTTGATTTGTTTTATTCTGACTAATTATATTTTTTTACCAGACATATAATCAAAGGTAAGTTGTTGTTTTCCATCACTAAAAGTAATTTCTTTCCAACTGTGTGCTACCATTACAAATCCTTTTGGAACATGATTTGGGAATCGTTTTCTAAAAAATTCTTCTGGTGTTACTTCTTTTACCTTTTCTATTCTATCTTCATCGAGCCATCGTTCCTGACTTATAAATGTAGAGAAATGCGGAATAAACTCAATGCTTGTAGCTTTTTTTGCGAGGCGGTTGTAGGAGTTTACAAGGTCATCATTAGATACCTTTTCTTTTATTTTAATCCATTTCTGATACGCAACCTTTTTACTACCTCTCTTAGCAGTAAGACG